CCACTTATCCGGTACGACCATTGAGCCAAGACGGACACGTGACCGTAAGAATCGAATCATTAAAGGTGTAAAGTGTGTAGACTCATCGACTATAAGAAAGCCCATCTGTGCGCCTTGATGAGCATATATGTCGCTCTCATATTGTGCATGGGCTAACTGGATTCTGCTACCATTCCAGAATGAGAATGAGTAATCTGACTTACTGTATACAACGTCACCAGCATCAATTAGTTCGTGAAGCATCTCCAAATACCCACCTGGAGTGTGGATGTGGTTGGCTAAAACCTCTTTGAAGGTTCTACGAAACAGGTATGTTATTAGCCCTGGAACTTCCATCGAGTATATAATACTCGCTACTCGAGCTAGATAGCTCTTTCCACCGCCTAACGCACCACCATATAATACCTCTGTGGCTTTGGTAATTAAGGCTCGTTGCTGTGGTTTATATAGTTTGAAGTCAGTAGGCATTAACGGCTTGGTCAACCAAGCGTGCCGGTTCAATTATCGCTACATCAAGAATCTCCGATTCATCGAATAACGAAACTGAAACACGCCGCATTTCAGTGAAGGTTCCTTTGACCTCAAGTGACTTGAGTTCAGGTTCCACGTATTTTGCAATGACACGATGGCAATCAAATTTCAACCTGGGATCGGATTGCACATCGTGAGCAATGTGAGCAATCGAAACGAGTGGGTGATATTCGGGGTAGTGCCGCCGAATAGCATCTAATACGTGTGATTTTGCGCTCATGATATTTACTCAGTCATTAACAATTGAATTGTATTGCATAAAGCTCATCAGCGGGGGTTTTAAATACAAGGGACCATGGTTGTTATCTTTTCTTCCGACCAGCCAAGCCTCTTAGCAATCCACCAATGCGCGAACTAACTTTGGTTTTATCATAATCTTCAGGTTGATATGGTGCTGGTACTATAGCACCTTCTGACATATAGTATTGTGAAACAAAAGCCTTGGATATTTCACGGATTACAAGCAACTCCCATAGATCGAGTGTTGCATTGGTCAAATCACTCCATGCTTTTATATCGGCCCAATCCAAAATGGCTGGGCCCTGACCGGATGATTTTGAAGGCCCAATTTCGAAAGCGTAATCAAGTAGATACTGGCCTAAAACAATTTTTGGCATTTCGAGTAACGGCGATTTAAACTCGTCACTCGAAAGCTGTTTGTATCTAGTAATCGTTTGTTTGCTAGGCTTAGAATGCAACCAAGCATAGTGCCTAGCAAACAACGTCAAATCATTGACTACGCCTTGAAGAAATTTGATCTGTCGCTTACAAACTGGTCGACTTGCAGGCGTAACCAGGAGTACTTAGTCAGGATGTAGATCGCATTTTCTTTGTTGCATTCGATATATTGATCGTTCTCTTCGATGCCGTTCCAGCCGACAATTACTTCAGCCAGCAATTCAGCTGACATTCGCTCAGCATCATCGATCGTTGTAATCTGCTGCGGCTTTTTGTTATTGAGTTGCTTCTTCGCCCGAGCACTCATGGCATTCCGCATAGCTGTTGAATCGGCACCCAACAGTGATATGGTTACCTTCTCGTTATCCTTGTCGAGTAAGAACTCATTAGTGATAGGGTGAAGAATTTCGAGATCAACTGACTGGTTTGCATGGTCAGTCATGTTCAGTTTTGCGAGATCCATATACGACTCCTGGAAATGTTTAAGGGCCTTTCGGCCCTTTGTGCATATTAATCAAATGTTACGGGACTGGAACTTCGATGATGTCATTGTCAATTTCAAGGTTGACTGTGGCGCTAGTGATTTGGTCAACGTTACCGACATTTGTCGTGTAACTCATGATCTGTGCAGACGTGTAAAAAATTGTACCATCTTGCAAGACTACCTTGATAGAGTAACTTGCATCATCGTCAACAGCCGTCGTTAAAATAGTCTGACCAGCGTCATCCGGGACACGCGCCATCTGTGCTGCAATGGTACCGTCATTGAACGAGCCTTTACGCTTGACAGTACGGCGGTTGCCAAGAGTGTTGAATGTTACCAGATTATACTGACGACCAAATTCACCGAGATCTGATACTTCGCCAATTTCAGTCCAGGTAAGTGCTAAAAACCCTGCTGCAGTGTATGTTGCTGGTGCGGCTGCTGAAATTGATAGCGTGGTGCCGGCCGATGTAAACGCTTTTGAACCTGCCATGATTATTCTCCTGAGTTAAATGATGCGGCACCGCCACATTTGAATTATAAAGCTGTTTGAATCCCTGTATTAAAGCAATAACATGGATCCTTGATCTACGCTTTATTTATGAATTTTAACAATTATTTCAAACCTAAAAATTTAAAAGTTGTCAATAAACTCTTGATGAATTTTCCGAAAGTCCCAACTGCAACATGTGATGCTGTTTGGGCATTCCAGACAGCAGCGGCGATGCTCTCGTTATTTAGTTGAAGCAGAACCGCTTGCACAATGCGGGTGATGTCTTCGTCGGAGATCGAGCCGGAGAACGATCCAGTGGACACCACAGGCGCATAGAACACCGATGGGCTATCGAAGCGAACCGGGTAGAGCTGCACCAGTCCCGAAGCAACCGTGTGCGTAAAGAAGCTCGCTGTGTTGCTGAACAGCGAGGGCGCAATAACCAGTGGCCCGCCAGCGAGGGTGACTAGCGGTTCGTACAGTTCGCTGCTGTTGCTGAATAGCGAAGCTGTCAGTGCCTTGCTGGTCGTGACAGTCAGGCCGTAGAACGTCGGCGCGTTGGCGTAAAGACTTGGGGCAACACTGACTGCACCTGGAGACAGCAGAGGGCTGTAGAAGGTCTGGGTGTTATTGAACAGTGGAACGACCACGTTCTGTGGCCCGCCAACTTGATTCAGGACGTGTGCGTAGAAGGTCGGGGTGTTGCTGTAAAGCGGCGGTGAAATACTGACTGCGCCGACTGAAACAGCCGGTGGATAGAATGCCTGCGCATTGCTGTAAAAGCTGGTAGCAAGCGTTTTTGTAGCGGTTACTGTCGGCGAATATGGGGTATTTGCGTTACTGAACAGCCCCGCAGACAGTGCTTTACTCGCTTGCACCGTTGGCACGAAGATCGTGCTGCTGCTAGTAAAGAGGGATGCGGTGAGACTTTGCGGTGCAGACGACTGGCTGACTGCGGGGCTGTAAAACGACTGACTGTTGGTGTGTAGCGGAGGTGTTAAAGTTTGAGTGCTACCACCACCCACCGAAACAGGCACAAAAATCCGTGAATCAGGGCGCTTGAAGATTTGCCAGGGGTTTTCCGACCACTGACGAGCAACGCTTTCTGACGGATTTGCCGCAAACAAGGCCGCAGCATGCACCAGATGATTGCCGTATAGCGAGTTACCTCCACGACTATTAATGTGCAGATTGTTACTGTTCCAGTGCGACCCCGCTGGAATCTGCTCAAGCAGAGGAATACCGTCGTCAATACTGAGCGCCTGTTTCACCCCGTCAATATGCACATCACGGATAACCGCGAACCCACCCAGCGCCCTGTCCATGCGGATTACTAGCGTGTGCGGCTTCCCGGCGACAGGAGCAGGAATAAGCGCCGTGGCGTAACCTGTATTCCCGCCTTCGCTTGGGTTGACTGAAAGCGACCAGTAATTCGGCTGCACCCCTGAGTAACGATAGTAGGGCAACAGAAAAAACGACCCCTCGCTATACGATTCCGAGGCCGCATCTGTTTCTAGCAGCATCGGGTAAGAGGTCACGTAAGAACCCGGCGTCACCGTAACTACAATGGTGAGTTGCTGTCCTCGTGTTTGCACGGCGTAGGCTGCGCGCCCACCCGAGGCCGTTGTGTCACCTTGCAGGCCAACCCCGGCTGCACCAACCCCTTTGACGTTCACCAAGCCACTGGGTGACCGCCCATTAACAATATTTCTATTGTCGCTGCCGAGGACTGTAGCAAACACAGGCGAGTATTCGGCTACGTCATCCGATAGCCCAACCGTCCCTTGCGGCTGCTGAGTCCATACCTGGCGGCGTGGGATTAAAAACATCAGGCGTTAGCGATGCTGGAGAGTTCGGACAGAAAGGCTTCACAGGTCACAGCTTGACCCGTGTTGCCAGTTATCTCAACCTCGCAGTGCATGACGCTCTGATCAATCGGGATAGACCACTCACCCACGGTTGATGCAGACGTACCATTTCCTACGACATATATGGTTTTCCAATCAGCACCCGCACCAGCAGCGGTTGGCGTTGATCCTGTGTTATGAGCAACAAGAACCCGAGCCTCGGCTTGCAAAGTCGGGCCTGTGCCACCGTTGGTGAGTTTGATCGTCAGCAGGCCACCGAATGCGGTACGTAGATCAACCGTACCGCGTGTAGTAGCACCTGCGGTGTTGGACGTAGCGGCAGCAATGAGGGTGCGTGCGGCTTTTGTTGCGGTTGCAGTCGTCATACCAGCCACTCCCCATCAGCAGACCAGCACACACGTCGCACGGTCATTTCGTCAATTGGCGTTGAGATTTCAGCCAATGCTTTAAGTGCTGCACCGTCTTCCGGCGTGCACACCTGATCAATCATGGCGCGGGTCAGTGCATCGCCCACATCAAGCCAGCCATTCGCCACGAGTTGTTTTACGTGGCGAAAATCGGCAACGTTATCAATGATGTCGAGCAGCGTATTACCTGCCACAAGGCCAATCGTCCCAATCACTTTTCCCTTGCCAATCTCGCAGGCGCGGATAGTGACCACAGGCGGCAAAGCATCGGCAATGGCTTGTGTGTCCTGCATTGCCCGTAGCTCGGCAGGCAACGCCAAAACGTCGTCAATGAGTGCCATGATCAGAGCTTGAAAATGCCGGAAGCATTCCAGGTGACCGAAATGTCACCACTGTTCGGCGTTACCGGCAAACCAGTGACGCCGGTATCAAGGTAGGCGACAAGCCGGGACGTACCCGCAACGCCTGTGTCGATGTAAATCACAATGGCCTCTGCTGATGCACCAGAAACAGCGGTGTAGGTCACATTGTCACCATCGAACACTGCGGCGGCAACGACACCAACGGTCGTATTGCCGATGGTTTGTGCGGTGCCTACGACACCTGACAGCGATGACAGGAATTCATGTGCGTCACTGAAAGTGTATGTGCCGGTATCAACGAGCGCGGCTTTAACCGTGCCGGTGTCGAGGTCGATATTGGCCCCTCCCTTCATGCAAGCCTCTTTGTACTTACTGTAAATTGCATTCGCCATGTTTATTGCTCCTGTTTATTGTGAAAGTAGAAATCAGCCATTGCCAGTTCCTTGCTTGCATGGCGCCGAACTGCCACCAATCTGTAATGCGTCACGATCCACGTCCCGTGGAATGCCAGTACAAAACTCGCCGGCCCCTTCATCGGGCGATACTCGATTGAGCGATACCGACGTAACCCGATACGCTCCGAGAAACCGAAATGCGGAATCAATCCTTTGAAGGCATGACTCCTCCGCAACCAGACGTATTGCTTCCCGCGACTTGCCGCCCACAGCCACATCGCCACGATCCAGCAGTTCAGGCGAATCGTCATTGGTCACTTGTTCCCCGCCAACGTCTGAATGGTGGCGTCCTTGGTCTGGCTGCTTTTGGATGTCCCAAGGAAGAAATTGAAGATCGACGCAACGGCTGTGCCGAGCAAAAAACCGAGGATGGTCGACACCGTCGATGCGTTCTTGTCTGGAATGTCCATCAGGGTCGCCGCAGCCATGAACGCCATAGCGAACAAGCTCCACACGATGCTGAAGTAATAGACGAAGCGCTTGCTGAACAAGTCGTCTTGTTGCAGCGCGGCAACTTGCATCTTTCGTGCGGAGTCAGTGTCGGCCAGGTAGGCTTTGTCCAGATCAGCGTCAATGCGCTGGGCCTCGATCTCGGCCTTGTTGCGCTCATCATCGCTGGTGAATAGAGAGTCTGCGGCATTGCCCACGGACTCAATCACCTTGCCGATAGCGCCAACTGCGATGTCTGTAAGCGGGTTCATTTGACGATCCTCATGGCTCTTGCCCACCAGCCAGGCCAGAACGTCCGTTGTGTTTTGTCCTTCATTCCGATGGCGTGGTAACGCTTCGAGTGGGCAGCGGAATAGAGCATCAACACCCCGTCTTCCGGCGAAATCCGCAGGTGCTCGGTGGCGTTATTTATCGCAGCGACAGTCTTCGGCCCGACCTTTCCGTCAGGGATGACGCCGGCGACGATCTGCATCAACTTGATTCCAGCGTCCTCGTTATTGACGCACTGCGAAAACAAAGCCTCGGCTAC